GAATCGTCCGATGACTGGAATGTCTTCGAACCAACGCGCGGCGTTTGCAACTGCAGATGCGGGGCCTGAAACGGCACCCTCACCATAATCGTCACTCTGCACTGAAAGGCCCACAGAAGGACCTGACAACCGCACGTTCTTCGCATGTGCAAAAACCGATACTGTGACACCTGAACCAGAGACCCCGTTTGCCGAGGCCAAAGTGGTATAGTTCAGGAATGTCAAAAGTCCCATGTCTGTCATATCTTGAGCAGACTGTGCATTGAGCCAATTCTTGTGGTAGAAGAACGGTAACGTAAGCGATCCGCCTTTGTTTCCGGTCGGTTCTAACCAAACATGTGGCCGTTGCGAGTATGGGATAAAGTACCGGGTCCCGGCATCATTAGTAATGGTGCTCGGGGTCAAGCCGGGGAGTGGTTGATAGGCACACAGCATCTGACCGTAATAAAACGGAGACGCATTGACCAAAATCTTGATCTCCAACTCAGCTTGAATAAACGCAAAATTGTTCAACTTGTACTTGACACGCGCGTCCGAGAAATATAAATTCCACGGATTGTACGTGTGAGAGGTACCGACTGCATCGGATTCGTTCCACGTAAACGAGGCGATCCGGACAGGGCGCGAAAAGAAATCGCGCAAATCTGCGTTCGGGGTTTGATCAGCGTGCATTGACGGATCAATACTTCGCTCTATTCCAGCGTGGTCACCCGGATTAGTATCATGGAATGTTACGATTTGACGCTGGTCGCTCGTGACACCCGTTTCAACAGAGGGGATAACGTCCGCTTGCACATCCATGCCGAGAGACTGTAACATACACCGCATACACGGTTCTGAAACGTCCTGTTCAGCATCTTGGCGGTGGAGAATCGGCTCACAATCCGGTAGCTCTGAAATACTCAGGCTCCCAGCTCGTGTCTCACGCCGTTTCGCCCATCTTGAATGTGTGGAACGTGAACTCATCGAATACTCATCCTGTAAAGGAGGAGACTGACATTGCTTGCCAGTAAAGCCCTGTGGTTTTTCCGCCACAGACTCGGTTACGGCGCATTTTCGGGCACCGCCTCCTTGTTTTTGGGTTTTCGGTGTAATACTAATCTGGTGAGGGCTTACAAGACCACACACCAGTGATTTGTTTAATGGAAGTTCACTCTCCCATGCCTGGCGTCAAAGCTCAGACTCAAGGGCATCACGTGTTTCACACACGTGGCTAGAGTTTGCCCAAAACTGTTCCTCTAGACTTTCCCAAGTGGGGAAGGTGGTCGGCGCCACGTAAACTTCAAGGTTACACTCATTCACAATCTCTTGCAACATGAGTTTCTTTTCCTCAAATTCTTCGCGCCCGTACCAAAAGAACTCCCTCACCGCTGTGCCAATCACTTCGACGGCGTGAGCTTCAGGCGAAACATTCGCCTTCTGCACACACACTGTCAACATCTTGTTCAAAGATGTTCGGTCAAGTGGCGCCACAAATGCTCGCACTTCAGGATCCCACCGCCAAGTCCTCTTCAAAAAGTTGGCTTGGTCGATGTTGATGTACGGG